CAGAATAAACTTGACAAAAAACCTAAATAAGTGTATACTGTTTAGAGTAATGGCAATCCACTGCCTTAACATCGGAGAATAAGAATGGAAAAAGTAAATGAAATAAAAAAGCGCCTAGAAGACGCAGGTCTGAGATACTGGGCGAATGATAACATCAGTGAGGTATTACAGGAAGGTGATAAGCAACAGTTGATTGAAGAAGCCATTCCTGCTTTTGAAAATGTTTTACAGAAGTTATTAATTGATACAAAGACAGATCCTAACAGTCAAGATACTGCTAGGCGTATGGCTAAGATGTATATCAATGAGATTATGAGTGGTCGTTATGACCCAATGCCTAACCCTAGTGCATTTCCTAACTACATTGAAGGTGGTTATGAAGGTATGTTGGTTGTGCGAAGCGAACTAACTAGTTTGTGTTCACATCATCATCAGACTGTAAAAGGTGTGGCATACATTGGTATCATTGCAGGTCCTAAATTATTAGGCTTGAGCAAATATACACGTATTGCCCAATGGTGTGCAAGACGTGGTACACTACAAGAAGAACTTAATGTTATGATTGCAAATGCAATACAGGAACAGACAGGTAGTGAACACGTTGGTGTGTATGTACAAGCTACACATGGTTGTTGTGAGAACAGAGGTATTAAAGCACATAGTTCTTTAACACAGACTACTGTACTACGTGGAGCATTTAAAGATGATCCAGCAACTAAGAAAGAGTTTATAGACAACGTTAAATTGCAACAGGAACACGCAAAATGATTAGAGAATGGGTAGTTGACGCATGGAACGGTATTATGAATTACGAACGTAATCCGTTAAGGCATATTCCGGACTTACAGGTTAGACATATGGTGATGCAGGTATTAGCATTCATGTGGTCAGGTGTATTTGCTTTACTAATAGCAGATAGCATTACAGTTTTTGCTTACAGTTCAATAGCACATATAGCCTTTATTACGGCTGTTGTGGTAACTGTGGCAACATTTAAGGTTGCAGAAAAAAGTCCTACGTCATTTAATTTTTTAAATGGTTATCACAGTTTAGGCAGATCAAGATCTTACACGATTTATCGTGATAAGAAAGGTAAGGTACATAAGGTAGAATTACCAGAAGGCGATCCAGGAGGAGAGCATGAGTAAAATTACTATAGCAAAAAAGGACCCAGGTGATAATCACTTTAGTGTAAGCCTTGTTAAAAGTGTGTTCCGTATGGTAGCTTGTGGCTTTTTAGTTTACGGCGGATATATGCTAGAGTTTTGGGGTTGGCCATTTATGGCGGCAGGAGCAATATTGTTTCTTGCAGAAGTACTTGGCATAATAGAGGAGATTGTATGATGAAGGAAGGTCCATTGAAACAACACGTAGAAGAAAATACTGATGGCGTAATCAAACAAAAGTTTATTACGTATCGAAAGAAAGACGGTATGCTTGTAAAAGAAACAAGTGTAAGACAGTTTCACGGCAATGGTGACTATAACGATAGTTACTATCATGAACCATTAGCAAAGATAAGTGATTAAGTATGGCAGAGAAGAAGTACTATTACAGTGAAATATTTCACTCCATTCAGGGTGAAGGACACTATACAGGTGTTCCGACTGCATGGATTAGGTTCTTCTTGTGTAACTTACAATGTAGTGGCTTTGGACAAATAGATCCAACAAATCCAGAAACATATGATTTGCCGTTTTTGGACTATGATGTAAGCCAAGTAAAAAGAGTCGAAGACTTGCCTGTATGGGAAAAAGGTTGTGACTCTTCTTATACTTGGGCAAAGAAATACAAACACTTGATGGGTCAAGAAACTCCTGAAGTATTAGCTAACAAGATTGTTGATATACTAAAGACGGATTCGAACCCAGAAGGCAAGTTCTTACATCCTATGAGTAAACAAACACAACACTTATGTTTTACAGGTGGTGAGCCTTTAATGGTTACAGGACAAATGGCAAGTGTTGGTATATATGAAGAATTAGAAAGACAAGGTAACTTACCTAGTTCGATGACTTTTGAAACTAATGGTACACAAAAGTTAAAAGATCCATTTAAGGAATGGGTAAAAAGAATTGATGAAGAAGTGTTCTTTAGTTGTAGTCCTAAACTGTTTACTGTATCAGGTGAACAGACTAAGAAAGCAATCATTCCAGAAGTTGTTGGCGAGTATAGACAAGTTTCTAAAGCAGGACAACTTAAATTTGTTGTTGGCTCTGAGCAAAGACAATGGGACGAAATGGACGAAGCTATAGAAAAATTTAGATCAGAAGGTGTTGACTGGCCTGTATGGATTATGCCAGTTGGTGCGAGAGAAGAAGAACAGACAGCGACAGCTGGAGACGTTGCGAAATTGGCTTTTCAAAGAGGCTATAATGTTGCGGCAAGAGTACACGTTTATCTGTTTGGTAATGCAATTGGCACTTAGGAGGTGTACTATGAAAACATTATTTACAATTTTAGCTTTGTTTACTGCGGTAGCAGTTTACACAGATGCAAACGCAGTTCAATGGCAAGAAAAGCCTGTGGTATGTATGGTTAAAGCAGACCTAGATATTGGACTTAAAGAAAGAGGTGAAATACTTATTTCAGGCGGTGTGCAAGAAACGACAGTACGTGACGTAGACGGATTAAGTGTTACTCCGGTTTTTTTACCGGTTTCAGTTTACACTAATCCAATTACTAAAACGTATACAATAGTAGAGTACCATCCTGGTTATGAAAGTTATTGTTTAATTAGCTATGGACAGGATTGGAAAATAATAGGGGAGAACTTATGAAGGACTTGTTAAAGAAAGTCAAAGATAAGTTTGTTAAACCAGACACTAGCAAAGAAACGGCTGAGGAAACAAGGCTACGTCTTTTGCAAGAAGAAAAGAAAGCGGCTGAAAAGGCAAAGAAACCTTGGGTAGCAGTTTTGAACACTCATGTGAATCCAAAAGATATCAAGAATGGATTCTTTGAGCTAGATTGGAATAACGAGTTTATTGAACAACTTTTAGATGCAGGCTACACAGGTGAGACAAACGAACAGATTGTTGATGCATGGTTTAAAACTATTGCTAGAAACATTTTGGAAGAACAAGGTTTGGATCCAAATCGTGAAGCTGGTTACATCAAAATTAACAAAAATAAAGATGGTAAGACAGAAGTTTCTTGACATTAGTAATATTTTGTGCTATAATTTAAACACAATAGTAATTTAAATAGGTAATACAATGAAATATGTTTTGGTAGATACTGCTAATACTTTCTTTAGAGCTCGCCATGTAGTACGAGGCGAACTAGATATTAAGGTTGGTATGGCATTCCATATTACGTTTAATAGTTTGAAAAAGGCATGGAATGATTTCGATGCTGATCATATTGTGTTTTGTTTAGAAGGTAGAAGTTGGCGTAAAGATTTTTATGAGCCTTACAAAAGAAATAGGCAAGAAACTAGAGATGCTCTTACAGAAGCACAACAAGAAGAAGATAAAGTGTTCTGGGAAACATTTGATAGTTTTAAAAACTTCGTTACAGAAAAGACTAATTGCACAGTATTGCAACATGATGAGCTAGAAGCTGATGACTTGATTGCAGGTTGGTGTCAGGCACACCCAGATGATGAACACGTAATCATATCTACAGACGGTGACTTTGCACAACTTATTAGTCCTAAGGTTTCACAGTATAATGGTGTTAGTAACACAACAATTACACACGAAGGTTACTTTGACGACAAAGGTAAACGTGTAATTGATAAGAAAACTAAAGCAGAAAAACCTGCACCTAACCCAGAGTGGTTACTATTTGAAAAGTGTATGCGAGGTGATACGTCAGACAACGTGTTTAGTGCATATCCAGGTGTAAGAGTAAAAGGCACTAAAAACAAAGTAGGCTTACAAGAGGCATTTGCAGATAAGAGTAACAAAGGTTATGCTTGGAATAACTTGATGTTACAACGTTGGGTTGATCATGAAGGTCAAGAACACAGAGTATTAGATGATTACAATCGTAATGTAACACTATGTGATCTTACTGCACAACCTGAAAATATTAAAGAAAAGATAACAACAACAATCAAAGAGAATGCACAACCTAAGAATGTTAAGCAAGTAGGTTTGCGTCTTATGAAGTTCTGTGCATTGTATGATATGCAAAGAATAACTGATAATGCTCAGGCTTATGCTGAGCCATTACAAGCGAGGTATCCTGTATTATGACAAGTTTAAAAGCAAACGAAATTTTAAAAAATAAGTTTTGGATCATCGAGGACACCGACAAAAAAGAAAAGGTTGGTACTCTATCCAAAGATCAAGATAATAGATTTATGTATAGTTGCGATGCTGGTTCTTATTTTTATGACAATAAGAATGCAGTTGAAAAGCAATTAGGTAACATACTATGGACAAAAGGTGATATTACAGATAAGGCATCACCAAGCAAAGAGATCTATAATTTACCAACATCAACTACACCATATAATACTATGTACGATATTAAACGTAAATTTGGCTTGTTTACTAAAAGTAAAAAGTCTAAGAGTTTATATTGTGCAGGTTATTTTTGTATTCATTTTGAAAAGGGTTGGGTAAAAAGTTTTTGTCCTAAGCTAGTTACACTAGAGAAATATGAATATAAAGGACCATTTAAGACCGAATTAGAAATGCGTCAGGAGTTAAGTAATGTCAACAGAGGCTAATTATAGTTCACACGATTGGCGTAAGAACACAGATGACGCCATTGTTGTTGCTTCAGATATAGGAATCAAATTAGAAGTAAACAAAAGCAAAGTAATCTTTACTAATCCTAAGACACTTAAAACTGAAGAAGTAGATGTTTCAAGACTTGTTAGAGTATTTGTAAATAATAGAGATGATCTAAAAAGGAGTGTCAAATAATGTCAGAAGTTAAACCTTTAAATCCTATTCCGCTACAACAGTTCATTGATAAGGTGAAAGTAGCAGATGTACAAAAGACTCCAGAGATTAGACTTACACTACAAGAGTCTAAATTACTTGCATTTACACTAGGCGAAGTAATGTCTAGATTGCATGGTGATTTAGAGAAGCTAGTAGACCAACAAAATAAGACTGAAGAAGTTATTAATGTAGCCGCAGATGGCGGACAATCCTGGTAACACCTAAGCTCATATCCTAGTAATATACGTATATTACTCTCAAAAAGAGATAAATATATGTATAGAGGAAAAAGATGAGCAGACCTAAACCAACAGTAGTGCTAGAGCACGTTAATAAAAAAACTTATAAATCTGAGCAAGTCTTAGATGCGGAAGCCATTTGGGCTGTCTTTCATAAAGACAAACCTTTTAATTTAAAAAGTTCAAACGTATTAACAAACTATCCTGGACCTAAATACAAAAAAGTATCTTTTTCAAATCCAGGTCATGCACACAATCTTGCTAAAAAATTAAACGACCTATTCAACTGCGATGAATTTACAGTGGTTAAACTTACTGCTGGCGAAACAGTAAAAGAAGAATAATCATGAACTGGAAAGAAACCTATACTAAGGTGTTCTTGAAGCAGGCCGATATAGCGATAAGCGAAAGCTCTATGAAAGAGTATATGCCTAAGTGGTGGCAAAACACTCGCGATGTTGGTGGGCTAAGATTAACAGAAGAAGGTATGATATTCTTAATGGAGAAGATTGATCTTGCTACATATGATGTACCATTTCCTGCAGACTTCAAAATAACTACACAGGTTATTTTATTTTTGGACAAGTTTATTGACTGTCCTTACTACGTTACAAACAAGGGAATCACAGTAACGGAAGAAAAGAAGGCACTCGAACTGCATCTTTTCAGTGGTGATGTCCGTAAATATGGCCTAAACAAAGCTCTAAAACGGACAGACGAACACGTAAACCCTTGATATTATTAGACTTTTTTTCTTAAAAAAATTGCATTTTCTGGTTGACCTTTTGAATAATAGGTGCTATTATATATACATACTTAGAAATTAAGTACGGCACTGAAACAAATAAACAAAGGAGTACAAAGTGGAAAACATCGCAGTAAGACAAGTTAGTCCAAATGGTGCAAAGAAGAGCATTATTAGGGCATTCAAAAAACAAAGACCTATTTTTATTTGGGGACCTCCAGGTATTGGTAAGTCAGACATTGTATCACAGATTACAGATACATTTGATAACTCACATTTAATTGACGTTAGATTGAGTTTATGGGAACCTACAGACGTTAAGGGTATGCCATATTACTCTGCTAACGATAACACAATGAAATGGGCACCGCCCGTTGAATTGCCAGACGCAAAGATGGCTAAGAAATATAAGACCATCGTTTTGTTTTTGGACGAAATGAATTCAGCCGCACCAAGTGTACAAGCCGCGGCTTATCAGCTAATCCTTAATAGAAGGGTTGGTACTTATAAATTACCCGATAATGTTATGATTGTTGCCGCTGGTAACAGAGAAGCAGATAAGGGTGTAACTTACAGAATGCCTGCTCCATTGGCGAACAGATTTGTTCACTTGGAGATGAAAGTAGACTTTGATGATTGGTTTGCTTGGGCAGTAAACAATGACATCCATAAAGATGTTGTAGGTTACTTGACATTTAGCAAGAAGGACTTGTATGACTTTGATCCTAAGAGCCCAAGTCGTTCATTTGCTACACCTCGTTCATGGTCGTTTGTTTCCGATCTTTTGGAAGACGATGACGATGAAGCAACCACTACAGATCTTGTAAGTGGTTCAGTCGGCGAAGGACTTGCCGTTAAGTTCATGGCACATAGAAAAGTGTCAGCTCAATTACCTAACCCAAGTGATGTACTTGTTGGTAAGGTTAAAACAATGGAGACTAAAGAAATCAGTGCCATGTATTCCTTGACTGTCTCTCTTTGTTATGAGTTGAAAGAAGCGATTGATAAGGGCGATAAAAAGTTTGACGATAAAGTGAATAACTTTTTACGTTTTGCGATGGATAACTTTGATACCGAATTGGTTGTCATGGGTATCAAACTTGCTCTTACTCAATATCAACTTCCAATCGATCCAGATGAAGTTGAGTGTTTCGATGAGTTCCATGAAAGATACGGCAAATACATTAAAGCCGCACAAGGAGAGACTGCCTAATTTGGTAGTTTAGGGGAGAATCTTTTTTGGTTCTCCCCGTCTTTTTGGTTGACAAATCCATTTAAATATACTATAATATACATATAACAATTAGGAAAAGATGGCACAAATGACTAATATAGCAACAGATCAAGGGCAAGAAGTTTTAGACAGATGGGAAGAGATCAAGAAAAAAGCTGATCAACAACCTGAGATTACTGACGAACTTAAAGCAGAAGTACTAGACAAAATTATCGTAGCAAGAGTAGGCTTACTACTTAGACATCCATTCTTTGGTAACATGGCTACAAGACTTATCATTAAAGAAGCAACAGACTGGTGTCCTACTGCCGCAACAGATGGTAGACACTTATTTTATAGTGTTCCTTTCTTTGCTAAGATGACTAACAAAGAAGTTGAATTTGTTATTGCACATGAAATACTTCATTGTGTATATGACCATATGACACGTAGAGAAGATAGAGATCCACAGGTACATAATATCGCGGCTGACTATATTGTAAACAATACATTAGTTAGAGATGGTATTGGTGAGAAGCCTAAGGACATTCCAATTTATCAAGACTTTAAATATGATGGTAAAACATCAGAAGAAATCTATGATGAGATTTACAAGAAATATGACGAAGAAGAATTAAAACAATTAGGTCAATTACTTGACGAACACGTTGACTGGGATAAAGATAATCAGGACAAAGGTTCAGGTAAAAAAGGCAAAGGCAAATCACCTAGTGATAAGCCTAGTTACTCTAAGGACGAACTACGTAAGATACGTGATGAAATCAAAGAGAACATGATGGCTTCTGCACAGGCGGCAGGTGCTGGTAAGGTTCCTAAAGAAGTTGAAAGAATGATTAAGGAACTTACAGAGCCTAAAATTACTTGGAGAGAATTACTTAGACAGCAAATCCAAAGTACTATTAGAAACGACTTTACATTCCAAAGACCTTCACGTAAGGCTTGGCATAGTGGTGTAGTTCTTCCTGGTATGAACTATGATGAAACAATTGATATTGCTATTGCGATTGATATGTCAGGTTCTATTATGAATGAACAGGCACAGGACTTCTTAGGTGAAGTAAAAGGTATCATGGACGAGTATCAAGACTACAATATTAAGTTGTGGTGCTTTGATACTAAGGTTTACAACGAACAAGACTTTACTGCTGACAATGGACAAGAGTTAATGGACTACGAGATCTTTGGTGGCGGTGGTACAGACTTTGATTGTAACTGGGAGTATATGAAGGAGAACGATATACAACCTAAAAGATTTATCATGTTTACAGATGGTTATCCTTGGGATAGCTGGGGTGATGCTGACTACTGTGATACAATCTTTGTAATTCATTCAAACCATGATAAGAACTTACAGGCACCATTTGGTATTACTACTCACTATGAGGAGGCAAAAAGAAATTGAAGCCAAATGCACTAAACTTTTTTGATATGAGGGAGACCAAATTTGCCGGCCCTCATTTCGAAGTTATGAATCTAAAGCAACAATATAATTTGGAAGATGCTTTACGTAAATGGATTCTAACAAATCTAAAAGGCAGATTCAATATTGGAAAACAAATGGTATTGGATAGCCAAAACCAATATCAAAATCATCTTACGGTAGGATTTGAAGATCCAAAAGAGCTATCTTATTTCATGTTGGCGTGTCCACATTTGAAGTACTAATAAATATTAAGTAGGTATATAATTATACTACTATTAATAGGAGAGACATAAATGTCAGAAGAAAATAAAACTGCACAGGCTCCAGCAAATGAGCCTAGTATGGCAACTGCACCGACGGGTGCTCCAGCCGGTACTCCAGTGCAAGAACTAACAGTTCAAGACTTAGGAGTATTAAAAACAATCATCGAAGTCGCACAAAGTCGTGGTGCTTTTAAAGCCAACGAACTAGAAGCGGTAGGAAAGACGTATTCTAAACTAGAATCATTTCTTGCTTCGATTCAAAACCAACAAGTAGCAAAAGATCCAAATGCTCCAGCACCAGCAACTGCTCCGGCAACTGCTCCTGCAGGTGAGCCAATTGATCCAACTACAGGAGAGGTAAAATAATGGCCCTTAAACACATAGGAAGATTCAAAGACAACGGAAGAAAAGTTGCCGTTGTTTTCAGAACATTACCAGATGATCCAGATAGTGCTTTAGTAGTACAAACTGAGAACTTAGGTGATGCAGAGCATGACGTATTAATTAATATGTTAGAAAGCAATACAGGACAAACTGCTGATGAATTAGCAGATGCTATGCAACGTACTCCATTAGGAGACGGTAGCATTATGTTAGCTAACTTTCACGTTAACGGCAAGTTAACTAAAGTTAAAACAAGCGACATTGAGATGACACCTGATACACAAACTACAATTGGCCTTGATGAGTTAAACAAGGTTATTGCAGAACAAAAAGGCGTATCAGTTGCTGACTTGGCTGTCGGTGGTACATCAGTGGAAGAAGTAGGTTCAGTAAGTGCACCAGCAACTACAGTACCAAGCGGTGAAGCGGCGGCTACTGTAAATGCGGCAAAAGAACAACCTTTATCAGACGAAGATCTAGCTAAAAACATGAGAGCTGATGCTGATAGAATGTTCAAAGAAGCTGAAAGACTACGTAAAGAAGCTGAGGATTTAAGCCCTAGTAAGAAGGCCAAATCCAGTGCCAAGGCCTAGGACAAAGTCCAAAAGGCTTCCGGTAGAAGTTGTTTCTAAATGGCCCGACGTATTCGGAGACGTAGACGTTCACGCCATTCCGTTAGAGTACTTAGACTCGTTAAGAGTGCGTTTTAATAACGGCAAGACTTGGGAAGTAACAGTAGACCTAACTAAGAACCCTGTTAAACAACTCGAAAAGACCCTTAAAGACCTGTTTAATACTTATGATAGCAGTATTAAACACGTTGATTTCAAGCTAGATACGGACCGCATTAAAAAAGATGTGCAAAAACGTACTAGAAAGTTCATTAAGCATCGTAAGTAATATTGTTAAAAAGGTATAAATACATATAACAGATCCAGGAGTTATATAGAATGGCATTAAAACTTAGAAGAGGTACAGACTCACAAAGACAGCTAATCACACCAGCTGATGGTGAATTAGTATATGCAACGGATACCAAAAAGCTATACATAGGTGACGGTACTACTGCTGGAGGAAATCCAGTTGATACAGCCGGTACGGCACTAGGTTCAAACCTTTCATTAAACAACTATAACTTAACTGGAACAGGTAACATTAACGTTGACGGTAACATGACACTTACCGGCAATATTACTGCTGATGGTAACTTAACATTAGGTGGTAATTTAACTGTTGGTGATGCTAACACAGATACATTAAATTTAACTGCTAAAATTGAATCACACTTATTACCAGATGTTGATAGTGCTAGAAACGTAGGTTCTAGTGTATTAAGATGGGGACAAGGACACTTTGGAAGTGTACACGTAACTGATGACATTAATGCTGGATCCGTTAATGCAAACATCATTGGTGATGACAGTACAGTAATTTTAAATAAAGCAACTGGAGCCATTAATGCTTCAGGTACTTTTAAAGGTGATATTAAAGCAACTGACAACTCAAGTTTCTTTAATGCAACTTCAAAGGCTGTTAACGCAGGAGCAGGTACATTTACAGGTGCCGTTAGTGCTTCAAGTGTAACTGCTGAAAGCATTGTTGGTAACTTCAAAGGTACTATTGTTGGAGATGATTCAACTGTACTAGTTGATGCTGTCAACAGTAGATTAAATTTAACTAACGGTGAATTAAGTATCATTGGTGGAGTACTAAAATGTACACAAAGTATTTTCCAAATTAGTGATACAACAGAAAACATTAATACAGAATTACATATCTATCACGGACCAGGTGGAAACTTTGGTTCACAAAAAATTCATTCAATTGGAGGAAGTGATTCATTAGATCCAGGTGGTATTGCATTTAGAGGTTACAAAGGTGGCTTCATTGGTTCAGGTAATGAAACACAAATGGCGGCTGGTGACTACATTGGTCAGCTAACTTCACAAACATTTGATCCAGTACACAATGGTGGAACAAGTATTCTATCATCACAGATTGCATTTAGAATTGATCCAGATGAGTCTGTTGCAAATGATACTGCAAAAGGTCAAATAGAATTTATTAATAACAAAGGAACAGGTACTTCATTAAGTGTAAGTGTTATGGTGTTTGATGCACAAGGTAGACTTGGTGTAAACAAACAAAATCCTGCTTCAAACTTAGACGTAGATGGTACTGCTGAATTCTCAGGTACTGTAAAATTTGCAAGTATGACAACCGTAGAAAGAGATGCTTTATCAAGTGTTGCTCAAGGTATGGTAATCTACAATACTACTGCAAGTAAATTCCAAGGACGCACAGGCGTTGCTTGGGTAGACTTACACTAAATTATAAGGATTTTTTATAAAGCGAATGCTTAAGGCTAATCGTGTCTTGTCTGTATTATTAATAACTTTGTGTGGTTGATTAATATCAAACATTACAGGTTTATTTAAAGTAAACCTAGCTACTTCTTCAAACGTACTATCTGGACTAAAAACTTTATAGCTTTTACCGCCACCTGCTACAGTTTCATCTTCTATAATAATTTCTTTACCTGTTAGATGCTTATACATTTCTGTATGTGTATCTTCACAGTTTTGTACAGGAAAGTTTAGTCCATAGTTTTGATCAACTGGTCTGTAATCAGTATGTGGTGCTTTGGTGGCAGGCTGTTCGTTATGTGCATGAACCTTGATACCTACTAACCAACCTACTTCACAATCATTGCTTTTACACCATTCCAAGAACAAAGGACATTCTGCTTTGAACTTATCTACGTCTAACTTAACTACTGGATCGTCAGACTTTTGTATGTTCTCTAATCCCCATTCTTTCATCTCTTCTGAGATGCTATTATCTATATCAATGTGCTTATAATAAAACATGATCTTCCCACGGGTGTTTATCTAAATGTGCTAGAAACTCTTTTGGATTAAGTTTCCATACAGTTTGTCTTACACCTCTATAATCTATTTCTTTAATCTTTGTAAACAATCCTTGTTTAGACATTATAGGTAACCATACTCTATGTACAGTTCTTTGTTTACCGCCTTCTAAATCATTTGTGGTACAATACATATTAGTATCCATACCGCACCATTCGATCATCTTAGGAACATAAAAACGTGAACTAACATCTTCGCAACGTTTAAGTCTTGCCATTGAACCTGCATTGTGCATCATACCACCAACTGCACAGGTTCTTGTTAGTATGCGATAACTGTTTTCTCCCATCTCTGGAAACGTATGTACTGCGGTTGCACCCATAGGTTTGTTATCTCTAAATAATATAAACACTTGACTCTTTTCTTCATTGTTAAAAGCATCAATCATAATCTTTTGATTAGAATTATTTACGTAACCTTGTTCCGCGGCTTCTTTGTAAAACTGCGTTAGGTCCATGTCTGGAGTGTATTCTAAAAGTTTATAATATGTTTTCATAATTAAATGCTATTCTGTGAAGTATTCTATCTTCCATCTTATCGTATGCCCAACGTTTATGTATGCTTAACCATT